GTTCTCGATGGAGAACTGGATGGTCAACCAGGCCCAGGAGGCGACCCGTGAGGCCCGCTCAGAGGCCCGTCAGGCGCTCTATGAGGCCCAAGCAGCCATCACCGCGGACGTCAGCAGCCGCGTTGCTCTCCGCAACGCTGGTGACCTCTCTGAGGCCAGCGTCGAGGACGACAACAAGCTCCTCACTAGTGGACAGCTTGGTACCGGAAAGGCCGCTCTCGCGAACTACCGTATGCTCCGCGCTGCGGCCCGAGCCGGCGAGCAAGAGAACCTCCACCGTCCCGAGGTGGCAACCTATGCGTTCCAGCTCAAGCAGAAGTTCGGCAAGGCCCCCTCCTCCTTCCTCGAGAAGAGCATGGCGGGTGGGGACAAGACCAACTTCGGCGGCATGATTGCCTTCTATCGGAGTGAGGTCGCCAAGGGCACCTCCCCGGCGGACGCTTACGCCCAGACCGTCCAGAAGTTCGCACCCACCAGCAAGGACGCGCAGCAATTGCGCCTCCAGCGCATCCAGGAGCTCCGCGCCAAGCGGCTCGGACAATAACCCCCGGAGACCCCAATGGCACTAACGCCCCAAGAAGAGGCCGAGCTTCAGCAGCTCGAGCACGAGCAGCGGGACTACGAGGACACCAGCAAGGGCCATCAGGCGCTCGACCAAGCCGAGCAGCCCATGAACCGCCCCGCGGCGCCCCAGAAGACCCGCTCGTTCTCCCTCTTCAGGGCCTCCGTTGGTGCCGTTCGGGACGCCGTCCAGGACACCGTCAACGCGGTCTTCGACCTCGCGCCGTATGCGCCTGGCCTCAGCAGCAACCCCGAGATCACGAAGGCGGCGATTGCGCCGCTCCACACGGCGGTCTCGATCCCCAAGCTTAAAGGCGAGGAGCAGGCCGGCACCACGGAGCGGGTCGTCCGGGGGATCGGGGAGTTCGTTCTCCCCTTCTCCAAGTTCTCGGAGGTCTTCGGGGTCGCCAAGGCGGCCTCGTGGCTCGGCCGTGCTGGTCGCGCAACAGCCGCCGGCGCCGCCACTGACTTCATCATGGACCCCGAGAAGACCAACCTCGCGAACACCATGCGGGACGTCTTCGGGATCGACAGCCCCACCCTCAACGCGCTCGCGAGCGAGCCAGACGATAACCGCCTAGTGGCCCGCTTCAAGGCGGCCGCGGTAAACGCTCCGGTCGGCATCCTAACCGACGCTCTCTTTGAGACGGGGCTGCGCGGAGTGCGGGCCTACCGGGCCTGGCGCGGGTCCTTTGAGGAAGCCGATGCGGCCGTGAGGACCGCACGGCAGGACATGAAGGTGGAGGCCCCCGAGCCCCTGCCGGCCATCCGGCCAGCCAACGATAACGCAGAGGCCGCCGTCGAGCGACCCTTCGATCCCTTCAAAGACACCAAGCCGACCACCGAGCACACCTCCGCGACCGCCGAAGACATCCTGACCTTCCTCCAGCGGAAGGCCGGAGCCGGCGTATCCCCGGAGGAGTTTGACGTCCTCGCGCGCGAGGCCCTCCACGGAAGCCCTGCGGACGCCCTCGGGCGCCTTGCAGGGATCAACCCGCTGAAGGTCGACTTCTCCGCGCTGGATAACCCCGAGATGCTCGGGAAGCTCCACGCGGGCATCCAAGAGCTCTACGAGGGGCTTGCTCAGCGGCTCGGCCGCACGGGCACCCGCGTCACCGAAGAGATGACCGCCAAGGCGGCCCGCGCGATGGCGACATCGGCGGACGTCCTCAAGGACCTCTACGGCCACACGGCGAACCTCGACGCGGTCATGTACGCCTCCCAGACGCTCGTCGGGTCGCACGCCGCGAAGCTCGTAGGGCTCGCTGAGAAAGCGCTCCAGGCCGCCAAAACGGGCGGCGGTGAGCAGGAGTGGCTCGAGTTCCTCGAAGCCTTCCACCGCCACGCCTACTTCCTGGGTGCCCTGAGGGGCGCCGGGTCGGAGGTGGGCCGGGCACTCCGCACGCTCCAGATGGTCCAGAAGGTAGGCGCTAAGACCGCCACCAGGAACCTCAAGGAGGCCGCTAAGGCGTCCGCGAAGTCCGAAGGCGCCGCTGCCAAGGTTGGCTCCAAGGAGCTCGCCACGCTGGCGACGGACTCGGTCTCCAAGATGGTCGACCCCGCCGAGCGGACACTGTTTCTCGGCAAGCTGATCGACTCCAGCGGCGACCTCGGCGACCTGTCGCGCTTCACCCGCACCAAGGCGGGCTCCACGATCAAGCGGCTTGACGCCGCCCTCGGAGAGCTCCGCGGGAACCTCTTCTCGGCCCCTACAGGCATCACGAACGCTCTGTCTGGTTTCGCCATCATGGGCCTCAACGGCACCGCGATGGCCCTCTCGTCGCTCAAGGCGTGGGCTCTCTCGCCCTTCGGCCGGACCTACGCGCAAGCCGCACGGGTCCAGACGATGGTCTCGTGGGCCTACGTGGACGGAGTCCTCGGCGCCTGGCGCGATGCCTGGCGCAACACCCTGTCGCTCCTCGAGCGTGAGGGGATGGAGGAGGTTGTCCTCAACGCCGAAGGATGGGGCCTGAAGGGCCTCGCCCAGAAGGCCGCCGGCTTGGCCGATGAAGGCCGCCGCGGCGTCAAGGGCAACTTCGAACGCGTGGACGTCAGTGGCCGCGAGCGTGCCTTCGCAATGTCCTCCGCGGACATGCGGGCGCTCCAGGAGCAAATCCAGAGTTGGGATACCCCGGCTCTGATGCAGCACTCCATGAACTTCGTCCTGAAGGCGATCAGGCCTGTCGTGAACGCGATGGGCTCAGCCTCGAGGCTTGGCACCATTCTCTTCGTCAACGGCGCGGATCAGTTCGCTGGCACCGTCGCGGCCCGTGCGGGCGCGCAGGCGGAGGCCATGCGGATCGCCGCGCATGAAGCCGCTGAGCTGCATCTCGAGGGCAAGCCCCTCGGGGACTACATGCGATCCCGCATGGTCCAGCTCACGGAGTCCGTCGACGGCTTCGCGGACGACGCCTACTCGGCCGGCCAACGCGAGGCAGCCCTCGCCGCCGGTGAGGTCGAGGCCAAGGGCGCACTGTTCCAGGACCCGCTCGAGACCGGTGCTTTGCGCTCGCTCGCCAACGGGATGAGCCACACGCCGTTCTTCCACCTTCTGGTGCCCTTCGTGAAGACCCCGCTCCGCATCCTGGAGCGGACGGCCATCGACTACACCCCCCTCGGTCTCCTCAAGGACCGCGTGCGGGCCGACATCACCGCTGGCGGACCACGCCGGGATGAGGCCCTCGCACGGATCGGCCTTGGGACGCTGATGGTCTACACGGCCTTCCAGCTCGCCGAGGACCGCGGCATCGTGGGTCTGGACGGGGACTACAAGAGCTCCGCCCGCCTCAGCCGCCCGAGCTACTCGCTCAAGATCGGCGACGACGTCATCGAGTTCAAACGGTTCGATCCGCTCGGCACGCTCCTCGGATGGGGCGCCGACCTTCGGGCCTACCTGGATCACCAGGACGAGCTCCCGCCTGACGAGCGCGGCAACTCTGCCGAGCAAGTCATCGAGGCGGCCATGTGGGCCACCCAGGCGAACGTCCTGTCCAAGACCTGGCTCACCTCGCTCCGCGACCTCGTGGAGCTGGCGTCCAACGTCAAGGAAGGCCAGAGCGCCCAGGGTTGGGGTCAGTACCTCCAGAGCTTCGCCACGCGCTTCGTGCCCGCCTCCGGCATCCAACGGTCAATCGGCCGCGGGATGGCTGGCGTGGATCGCGACGCGGCGGGGTTCATCGAGGGACTCCTCAAGCAGTCCTTCGGGTCCGCTACGTTGCCCGTGAAGCGGGACGGCCTACTCGGCCGCCCGGTTCCTGTGGAAAGCGGCGACCGGCTGTTCGGCCTCAAGGCCGGGCCGGGACCTTCGGACTTGGACGATCCGCTCCTCTCGGAGCTCGAGCGCCTCAGCTTCGACATCGGCAAGCCCTCGCGGTCCTTCCACGGGGTCAAGCTCAACTCGGCTCAGTATAGCCGGTTCCTCGAGCTGCGAGGCCAGGTGGTCCGCAAGGACTCCACCGGGCTCACCCTAGAGGAAGCCCTCCGGTCCCTCATCAAGCTCCCTGAGTACCAGGCCCTCCCGCGTGCCGGGCGGGTCCAGGCGATCCGGGATGAGATGCGGGGGTACACGGAGGCAGCTTCGTCGCAGCTTGTCCAAGAGGACCACGAGCTGGCCCGCCATGTGGCGGCCAACCAGGTCTGGGACAAGGCGCTCCTCGAGGGCGTCGATAGTGGCGAGGTCGACCGGCAGACCCAAGAGCTCTTCCAACAGCTCGGGCTCACCGGCGACGATCAGCCCACTCCCGATCAATAACGGTCGGCCCTTCGGGACCGGCCACCCACCCCAACGAGAGCGGCAGCGGCCGCCACCGGGACACCATGTATTCACCAATCACTGGCGTCGGCAGCGGCTCCGCCCCCGTTGTTAACATCACGTGGCCCTTCCTCTCGAAGGACCACGTCAAGGCCACCGTTAATGGCGTCTCCGCGGCTCTAACGTGGACCGGGGCCTCCCAAGTCACGTTCGCTGCGGCTGCCCCCTCCGGACAGGCCTGGGCGGTCTATCGGGACACCCCGATTGACGCGCCTCTCACCGACTTCACCGACGGGGCGGTCCTCACGGAGGACGACCTCGACAAGGCCCAGAACCAGCAGCTCTACCGGCAGCAAGAGGTCGAGGCCCGCGCGATCCCTCGCGTGACCCTTTCGATCCTCCCGGTCGGCTCAGCGCCCACCGCAGCGATCACGCAGCAGCCCGACGGCTGGACCCTGGCCCTCGGCCTCCCGGCCACCGCAGCGGTCCCTGATGCGGACTACGGGGACATCACGGTCTCCGGCTCGGGCCTCGTCTGGAACATCGACGCTGGCGTCATCGGCACCGCCGAGCTCGCCGCGGATGCGGTCACCTACGCCAAAATGCAGAACGTGTCGGCCGGCTCCCGCTTCCTCGGGCGCATCACGACCGGCGCGGGCGATCCTGAGGAGCTCACGGGCACCCAGGCGACTACCCTCCTCGACACCTTCACGGCGGCCCTCAAGGGCCTCGTGCCGGCCTCTGGCGGGGGCACCTCGCTCTTCCTTCGTGCTGACGGCACGTGGGCCACCCCTCCGGGGGGCGGCGCCGCGGGCACCACCACGAACGCCCTGACGATCAACAACAGTGGCACCGGCGCGGCCTCGGGCTCGACCTTCAACGGGTCGGCGCCCATCACCATCAGCTTCAACTCCATCGGCGCCCTCGGGCTAACCGGCGGAACCATGACGGGCGCGCTCATCACCGCGGCTTCGGCCGCCGGCGGAGCAGGCCTGCGGCTGCCCCACGGAACGGTCCCGACGACGCCGACAAATGGCGACCTCTGGACCACCACGGCTGGCGTCTTCTGGCGCATCAATGGCGTCACCAAGACGACCGCCTTCACCGATAGCAGCATCACCGGCTCGGCCGGCAGCGTCGCGAACGCGGTGACGTTCAACAACGGCGGCACCGGCGCGGCCTCAGGCTCGACCTTCAATGGGTCGGGCGCGATCACGGTCAGCTTCAACACGGTTGGCGCAGCGCCCGCGGTGACCCCCATCACCTCCTGGACGACCAGCAAGACCGCGGCTGACGCTGACAACAATCAGTACCAGAAGTTCACCGGAGGAGCCGGCCAAACGCTAACCCTTGACGCCACTCCGGCGGCCGGTGTCGCGTTCATTGAGGTCAACCGAGGCTCCGCAGCGCTCGCACTCGCGGTCGCCGGCGGCCTCTACAAGAACGGCGCCTCCGGGACGGCCACAACCGGCACTCTCGCCATCGGCGGAAAGATCACGCTCGTCCACGAGGGCGGCGGGGTCTGGACGGCAGACGGATCGGGTCTCAGCTAATGAGGCCCGTTCTATCGCTCGTTCCGCCGGTCTCTGGAGGTGGCGGGGGCGGCGGCTCAGGTACCGACACTCAGACGGTGACGACCGGCGGGGATGGGTCCTCTGGTAACAATGATCGGCGCCGCGGTTTCGTTCTCGGCCAGATCGGCTCCATCAACGACGGGACCAGCGACCTTTATTCAGGGGCGCCCATTAGCGCCCTCTATTGGGACGAGAGCGGCGACCACGTGATCTTCGAGATACAAGGCACGTGGGCGAACTCCGGCTGGACCACCATGAATGTCGGCGGCCTCTCATTTAGCCGCGTGTCGGCCTCTTTCGCTCAAGTTGGTGGCGACACTCAATGGGTCTGGAACGCCTTCTACGGCCCCACGACCAACCCGTTCGGGATCATCGGCACTGTCAAGACGGTAACCTTCACATGACCGTTAAAGAAAGCATCATCAACGCCATTGCGGGGGCCGTCGTGCTCGCCGCCGGCGGAACCATCGTGGGCCTTAAGGTCAACGATGCCAAGCAAGACGAGCGCATCGCGCGCATAGAGGACCTCGACAGGTCCGTCGATGGCCTGAGGGTCGATCTACGGCAAGTCGATGGGAAGCTAGAGCGCCTGAACGGGCGCCTGGAGGGTGAGCATGAGCCGCGCAAGTAGCGACGCTCTCGACGCCCTCCATGCGGCCGTAGCGGACGTCCTGACAGCCAAGCTGAAAGGTGACGGCGTCGAGGCCAAAGACATCGCGGTCGCCATCAAGTTCCTCAAGGACAACGGCGTGGACGCGCCGGCGACCTCGCCGCGGTTCTCCGGGATCGTGGAGGAGCTCAAGAACCTCCAGGTCGACGACCCCTCCTTCCTGACCAACTGAAAGCTCCTTCCTCCATGAAAATCAGCCTCACGGGCGTCGGCACTGCCACGCACACGGGGTCGGTGCGCGACAGCTACGGCCACGCGCTCCTCCCCATCCAGGCGCAGGGCAACGGGACGACCACGTTTCGAGTCCGCGGCCGGATCAGCCCCGACGCCCCTTGGTACGACATCGTGACAGCCGGCACCGCCGACTTCCTTCAGTCCATCTCCTGGGTCCCCTTCATCCAACTCGAGATCACCGCCGGCACCGGCACCGTGACCCTCTGGGTCGGCGAGGAGTAACCCGACATGGCCGCCATCGCGAAAGGCCTGGGGATCGTAGCGATCAAGCGGCTCCTCAGCTCGACGTCACCTCTCGCGGCCACCCTCTTGGGCTCCGTGGGGGGCACGCCGACGCTCGCGGTGCTGTCCCTCAGCAACGCCTCGATCAATGAGAACTCGGTGGCCGGCACCGTGGTTGGCGGCATCCAGAACCTAACCTCTGGGTCAAGCCTCTCTCTATCTGTGGACGGTGGCGGCCGCTTCGCCATCTCCGGCACGGCCATCGTCGCCGGCGCCACGCCTACTGACTACGAGACCGCGACAAGCCACTCGATCACCATAGTCGAGACCCTCGCGGGAGCGGTCGGCAGCCCCAAGTCGACCACGCTCAGCATCGCGGTCGCGAACCTCAACGATACCAGCCCGTCGGCCTTCAGCTTCACCGATGTCTCCAGCGTGCCTCTGAGTACGCTCCAGACCTCGAACACGATCACCATTGCCGGCCTCGGGGCCAGCGATAGCGCCACGGCCGCGATCAGCGGCGACGCCTCGAGCCAGTTGCAGAAGAATGGCGGCTCATGGGTCTCTGGCCCTGTCACCGTGGTCAACGGCGATACCCTGGCGGTTCGCCATACGTCCGCCGGCACCAACTCCGCCTCAGTGAACACGACGCTCACCGTTGGGTCCACGAGCGACACCTTCACGTCCACGACCGCCGCCGCCGCGGGCAGCGCGGGGCAATTCCTGTTCAATCAGACAGCGCAGAGCGGCCTCCTCGTGCTCCTGCCGCTCTAAGTCCTCTGAAAGATATACGATGGCTTTTCCAACCATTTCAGTTCTCGACAGCGGGAGCATCACCCGTACTGTCAACTCTCTTCCCAACGCCGGGCAAAACGCAAAGGTCGACTCGCTTTCGGTTGTCCAGGCAACGGATGACCCGTTGGTCGTTGGCCTCGGCGCCCCGGCGGACAGCTCGGCCACGTCCGACACAGGGACGTTCAGCCTGATCGCGCTGGTTAAGCGCGCTCTCGGCTACCTCTCAACGATTGCCTCGAACGCCAGCTCGACCGCCCCAAGCGCGGTCGTAGGTCCCGGCGAGTTTGAAACCGTCGCCGCAAGTCAGACCGATCAGGTCATCGGCGCCACGGGAGCGGTGGGCGACTATATCTCCCACCTCCTCATCATCCCGACATCGACCTCACCGGGGGCGGTGAGTATCAAGGATGGCGCCGGCTCAGCCATCACCGTGTTCGCCGGCGGCGCAAGCGCTCTCTCGAACCTGGTTCCCTTCCCCATCTCCCTCGGGCTGACAAGCCTGGCGGGGGCTTGGAAGGTCACCACGGGGACCGGCCTCTCGGTCATCGCCGTAGGCAACTTCACCTAATGCGAGCCTTCTGGCTATCGCTGGCGGCGCTGCTTTTCGGACTACAAGCCTTCACGGCAGCGAGCGCTGATCGCTTCCACACCATCCGGCATCACGTCCCGCCGCCCACCGTCTCCTCGACGACCTACCTCTACGACACCGCCATCGGCAACGGAGTGGACTCTAACGGGTTCGCTGACTTGCCGCTGAAGGCGGGGTCGCACCGCTACTTCGTCAGCTCGGCGACGGGGTCGGACGCGAACACCTGTACGGCCGCCCAGAGCCCGTCGACACCGAAGGCGAGTGCGGCTTCCGTCCTGGCCTGTACGACAGACGGGAGCGGCGACCAGATATTGTTCGCCGAGGGGACGACCTACGCGACCGCTCCGCCGAGCATGGCGGGCCGGGTCGGCGGCTTCAGCTACCTCTATCCGTTCGTCGCCGCACAAAGCTACGACCCGACCGACCCGCTCAACGAAGCGAAATACGGCCGGGCGAGTGGGACCGGCTCCCACGCCCGTCCGGTGTTCTCCGGAACCCTCGTGTGGAACGGCGGGACCGGACAGAGCTACATCGCACTCCGCGGTATCGACATCAATCCGGGGAACGTCGCCGACGCCTTCAACGACTTGGAGGACATCGGCAGCGGTTTTCTCTTCGAGAACGACCTGTTCCGCTACTCCGGACTCATCCTCAAGATCAACCACCGCCCGATTGTCGGACGGCACTGGATCGTCCGCAACAGCGCCTTCTACGGCGAGTGGGGGGCGGGAGGCATCAACGGCCTCTACGTCTCGGGCGGATGGGGCCTCACGGTCGAAGACAGCGTCTTCTACCACAACGGCTGGAAGATCGGCGGGCTCGGCCGGAATGACGCGACCCAGGGCGCAAGCGTCTTTGTCCACCCAATCTACGCTCAGCACACGACCAAGGCGCTTTACCGTCGCCTCTTTCTGGCTGACGGCAGTGCCGATTGCGGGTCGCACCGCGACGACACGATCCTCCACAGCAACGTCTATCTCTACTGCCCCATCGCGATCAGCGCCGGAGGCGGTAACCATGCCGACTTCGCAAGCCCGTGGGGCGATGCGCTCGACGTAACCGCGAACGCGATCCTCAACGGCATCGACCTAAACAGTTCCAATCCCCGCGGTTGGGGGATCGACACGCTGCGCGGGAAGACGATTGCGACCTCGCGCTACAACGTGCTCGCACATAATGGTGGGACCGGACAGAACTCAACGTACAGCGTTGACTCTCTGTATGCCGCACCGAGCTACATGGTCTTCGACCATAACATCAGCTCACAGTGGTCGGCCTCGGGGGGCACCTATGTCGCCCGTGATAACTCGGCGACGGACTTCCCGACCTTCACCAACAACGTGTGGGACGACCCGACCTCGGGCACGAACACCAACCGCAGCTCCGTCACGTTCCCCAATGCGGCCCTAGACGCACCCGCACTCGCCACTGCGGCTGGCTACGCCAGCTACTCGGCGATGATGCAGTACGCCATCGACAATCCGGAAGCCCACATCCAGCGGTCTCTCCTGACGTCGATCCTGGGCGCTTACGGGCAGGCCACGCCTCCGCTGATCGACCTCGCCATCGACAGCACCCCGTGGCGCACCGGCAATGTGGACTTCGGTCCCATCGTCGGGACCCAACCGGAAAGCACTCTGACCTTCGGAGGCACCTGGCCGACCGGCCTCACCTTCGACGCAAAGACCCGCTTCTGGTCCCTCGACGGAACCCAAACGGCCGGCTCAGGAACCGGGACGATCACCGAGACGCCTTCCGGCGGCGGGACGCCCCACACCACCAATGTCTCCTGGACGGTCTCCGCGGCGCCTCAGCTCACGGCCTTTTCGGTCACCGTAACGGGCGCCACGACGGCGACCATCAACGTCACGACCGACACCGGCAACGGCACCCTCTATTGGGTCGTCAGCGACGTCACGTACCTCGACTGTGACGGCTCGAGCTACTGTCCGCCGCGCCTGCCTGGCGAAGTCAAGAACGGGCGGGACTTCAACGACATCAACAACACCACCCCGTTCCCCAAGCAGGGCACCCAGGCGGTAGCCTCCGCCGGCGCCAAGACGATCAGCGTGACCGGCCTAACTGCCGGCGTCAAATACTACGCCTACGTCATGCAAGTGTCCGGCGCTGGTGTCTGGTCCCCGACGACCAACGGGCTGCACGCTCTGGGATCAGCGCAGTTTATCCCGAACTAAGGACCCCCACGTCATGCTTGATTTACCCTTCTTCGGGCTGACGCGGTCAGTCGCCGCTCTCTCGGGCGGCGGCGGTCCTGCGTGGACACCCGCCTCGCTGAGCCCACTCGTATGGGTCGAGGCGGACCCGGCGAAGCTCTACACGGATGCCGGTACGACGCTGGTCAGCGCCGACGGGCAAGCGGTCTACCAGGCGAACGACAAGTCCGGCAACGCTAATCACCTCATCCAGGCGACCCTCGGCAGCCGCCCGCTCTACCGCACGGGCAGCGGGAAGCCGTACCTCGAGTTCGACCATACGGACGACTTCATGGCAACCGCGGCGGCCATTGCGGCTGGCGACGGGAGCGGCCAGAACTGGATAGCGGTCTCTGGATACGTCACCAGCATCGCGGACAACGAAGTGTTCGCATCAGGCACTTCGTATCTTCAGTCGGCCGCTGGTGTCCTAACGGGCGCCAGCTCGAAGGCCGATTGGTCCGCTGGCGCGTCAGACACGGGTGGGACGATTACGGCCGCCACTCCCTTCGTCGCCTTCTTCAACACCGGCACATCCGCGGTTGAGGTATTCCTGGACAACGTCAGTGCTGGCTCGACGGCTAACAGCTTCGCGCTCCGCACCGATCCGAGGTCTTTCACCCTCGGTGCCCAAGCAGGAGGCGGCAGCGACCGTCTCGGCGGCCGCATCTACGGCGTTGTCTTCGGCACGGGGATATTGAACTCCACGGATCGCGGCAATCTGCAAACCTACCTAGCCGCGCTCCACCCGTAGCATCACCACTGCCGCTCCCACCACTCCTCGTCGGTCTGGTGGGTGACGGACATGATGGTAGCCCAGAGCCGACGCAAATATCTGCGGATCATCTTACGCCTCCTCCATCGGGGGCCATAGGGGTCCGCAGATGGTCGGCACGGGAATAATGTAAGGACGAAACCTTGGCAACCGTGCCGGAGACCCTGGAGGACATCCTCAAGGGCTCCTTCCTCAAGTTCATCTGGTACGTCTGGACGCGAGTCCTCTCCCTCCCCGCCCCCACGCGGGTCCAATATGACATCGCCCGGTACCTCGAAGGAGGCCCGAGGCTCCGCTTCATCGCCGCCTTCCGGGGCGTCGGGAAGACCTTCCTCACGGGCGCCTACATCGTCTGGCGACTGTGGAAGGACCCCGACCTCAAGATCGGCGTGGTCTCCGCCAACGAGCGGTTCGCGGCGACCGTGGCGGCCTTCATCCACACCCTCATCAACGCCACCGACATAGAGACCCAGGAGCCCGTTCCGTGGGCCGGTCTGCAAGCCAGAGCGTCCCAGAAGAACAGCACCATGCAGTTCGACGTGGGACCCGCAAAGCCCTCTAAGGACCCCTCAGTGTGGGCCGCGGGGATCGGCGGGCAGCTCACCGGCGGACGCTCGGACATTCTTCTGTTCGACGACGTCGAGGTCCCCAACAACTCGGAGACCGAGGGCCAGCGCGAGAAGCTGGTCGACCGGGTCGGCGAAGCGGCCGCTCTGCGTAAGCCGGGTGGCGAGACCATCTACCTCGGCACGTTCCAGAGCATGGCGTCCATCTACCGCGGCCTGAAGGCCAAGGGATACTCCATGCGCCTGTGGCCGGGCCGCTACCCGATGGCCGGCAAGATGGAGCTCTACCTCGAGGACCTGGCGCCCATGCTGGCGAAGGACCTGGAGGAGAACCCCGCCCTGTCGGAGCCCAAGTTCGGGTCCAGCCTCGGCGGCGCCCCAACGGACCCTCAGCGGTTCAATGAGGAGGACCTGATCGAGCGCGAGACGGAGTGGGGCCTGGCCGGCTTCCAGCTCCAGTTCATGCTCGACACGAGCCTCACGGACCAAGAGCGCTTCCCGCTCAAGACCCGCGACCTGATCGTCTTCGACGTCGACCAGGAGCGAGCCCCGATCCACCTGTCCTGGGGCACGAGCCGGCAGCAGCTCCTCAAGGACCTGGACAACGTCGGCTTCGACGGGGACCGCTTCTACGGCCCGCTGTACGTGGCCGACGAGTGGAAGCCCTACTCGGGGACGGTCCTCGAGATCGACCCCTCCGGCTCCGGCACCGATGAGACCGGCTATGCCCTGACCAGCTTCCTCAATGGCCGCATCTATCTGCGGAAGTGGGGCGGCTTCAAGGACGGGCACAGCGAGGCCACGATGGCCGACCTGGCCCAGATCGCGGTCGACGCCGGCGTCCCTCTGATCCGCGTGGAGTCCAACTTCGGCGACGGGATGTTTTCCCGGCTGCTCGAGACGCACCTCCGCCAGGCCGGCTTCAAGGGCCGTGTGGAGGACCACAAGGTGGGCGTGGCGATGAAGGAGAGCCGGATCATCGGCCACCTCCAGCCCGTGCTTCAGAACCACCGCCTGGTCGTGGATCGGTCGGTGATCGAAGATGACCTGGTCGAAGTGAAGTCCCATGCGGAGCGAAAGCTCGGCAAATTCGCCTATTTGGAATATTCTGGCCTCTACCAGCTAACCCACATGGCGAACCAGCGGGGCGCTCTCCGCAAGGATGACCGCATCGACGTGCTCGCCAACGCGGTCGCCTACTGGCTCGACTACATGGCCCTCGACAGCTCCAAGGCGGAAGCCGAGCTGGAGAGAAAGGACGCCCAAGAGTTCGCCAAATTGGTTATGGCAACGCAGCTCAAGGGCGCCAAGTTCGTCCCCGATGACCCCCATCGGACCCGCGGAGGAGGCCGTCAGGTCTCCCGCCGCTCCACCTCTCCGGCCGCCCTAAGGCGTGCCCTCAAGACCCACCGGAGCGCCACATGGCGGTAAGTAATGCCCTCCGCATGGCCGGCCTGATGGCCGAGCAGCTCCGGTGGGCCGAGATCAACGAGGCCTGGGGCTACATGGAAGCCATGCTACGGCTCATTCGGGAGATGGGAGGAAGGGTGATGAGGATGGAGGACCCTCGGTTCCGCTGGAGGTCCGACTACATCATCTACTTCCACGACTCCGAGACCCACCCGGCAGCCAAATAGGACCCCCACATGCACATCATTGTTGACCTATTCGCCCTACTTGGGCTCCTCTGGGTCCTCCTGACGGTCTTCTTCATGGCCTCAGATGCCGCCAAGGCTCGCAGCGGGGACTAAATGACCACCTTAGGGGCTCCTGAGGGGACCATCAGGTCTCCTTAGGGGTTCCCTATGTTGTACTCCTTCACAATAAACATATATTGTTCCCCTTATAGGTTTCCTTAAGGTACCCTTATATGTACCCCTTCCCCCGAAGAGTGCGGGATAATAGCACCTGGTCTTCGATCCTGGTCGTCGCCGGCGTAGCCGCCGTGGTCTCCATCCCCTGGGCCGTCGTCCATGGCCCGGTCGAGCTCAAGTGGGTCCTCGCCCAGGCGCTCGGCGTCGCGGTGATCCCCGCGGCGGCCGGATGGGTGACCTTATGGCAGACTAAAGGGGACCGTGGGGCGGCCTTGAGGGTCGTTGTGGGGGTCGCAGCGGTGCTGTTGGGCACTGATGTCTGGTCTGTGGTCCGCGGAGGGCGCTAGGAGGCCCGTAGAGGCACCCTAGAGAGCCTCGAGGGACCTTCAGGCTGTAGGACAGCCAAACGTGCTGGACACGCTACAGGGCCTATTTAAGGGGCTCTGAGGGGCATGTGCCTTCCAGGGTCTAAAATGGCTCACAATTCTGAGGCCCCATACGCGGGGTCACTCGCGGCTGACGCCCCCCATAGGGGCACCGCTCCCTGATCGGCCCACAGGCACGCTACGGAGGCACATAGGGGCCGCGAGGGGCGCTCTTTCGCCGATGCGGTGGCACAAACTGTGCCGTGGGGGGCTATTTGGCCGCGTGGACGTGCGTATGTGGGGCGTGAGGGCTCTTGGTGCTGCGCGGCGCGTGCCTGTCGTGTCTCTGCCCCTTTCTGTAACCTATAGGTGACATCCAGCGCCCCTCAGGAACCCATGCGGAACCCATGCAGCGCCCCAAAAGTGGCCGAAAACTGCGACATTTGACATGGCACGCTAACGAGCCTAGAAGGGTGGCGTTCCGGAGAACCCGACGCTAGGCGAACGGCTCCAGAGCGAAGCCCTCCAAAGGCTGGCCGATACGGCGAGCGCGAAGGGAGCAACAGGCAACCGGCCACCGTGCCAACAGCCGCTCCTAGACGCCTCACTAGGCTCCCCAAGGAAGGCACGCTAAGGCGCTTGACACGCTACAGTGTCGGGTTCATAAGGAACGAACGAAATGTGGGGCTTCATCGCCGCCCCTACTCTCCTTCGGGAGAAGCGATGCAAGGTCGTGGTCCGCCTTGGGAAAGCCAAGGGCCACCGTGCGGCCTCCTGTATGGCAAGGCCCGCTGCGATAGCGCCTGACCGGGAAGGGTGGAGACTGTCCGCCCGCAAGGTCCAAACAGGGCGAGCGATGCAGCGGCACCTACCATGCGACCGGGAGTAACAGACGGCACCGCCTACGGGCTGTAGGGTGTCGCACGTAGCGGAAGCCCTCAACGTGCCAAAGGCTCGGGGAGACTGTGACCGCCGTGGGGTTCGCCAAGAGCCTTGCGACCACACAAGGGAAACCGAGCGCGGTACGGCAATAGCAAGCCTATGGGCCGCGCTAGGGTTCCTTGAGGGGCGCTTGCCGTGAGGAATGTGGAATAGCGCTCCACTAAAGCATGGATGAAAACGAGCACGTGCCCATGCCGCCCCTCAAGCAACCCTAAGGAGGCCGCTATGGACCCCACGAAGCTCACCGAAAGCGAGAAGCGCGACCTTCAGGCGCTCGACGCGAAGATCGTGAAGCTCGCTAAGAAGGTCTGGCGGAACCATCCGAACAATCCGGCCAACAAGTAAGGCCACCCCGCCCCTCACGCAACCATAGGGAGGCCATCATGGCCGACAAGGACCCTCGCCGGATGGGCGAAGAAGAGTATCGCGCCTGGATCATCGAGAAGACCCGCAAGCGCGCCGAAGCAATCCGCAACGGCACGTTCGAGGGAAACCCGAAGCTGGAGAAGCTGATCCGCGTTTTGCCTCCAAAAGACCGAAAGGCACGCTAATGAGCCATGATGAACTGGAAGCGATCCTCGCGGACCACGACCGCTGGTCCGCCTATGACGTCCTAATCGGCGTCCTCTTGACCGGCGCCGGCCTCTGCCTCGTCGCTATCGGCTTTGTCGGCCTTTGGGGCGAGACAACGGGGTTCGCGGGGCTGGCCGTTACGGCTGGCGTCTTGCTGGTCGCTTGGGCGCTCCATCGGGAGCCGTATCAGGCTCGATAGGCACGCTAAGGAGCTAGGCACATGAAACTCGGTCGCTATCAGGTGTGGCATTTGAGGCCCGGCGCCGGTGCTCTCTTGCTCTCGGCGTGCCTCTCCAAGAGCTCCCAGGAGCGCGCAATGGATCATTGGATCGCCGCAATGCCCGACGCTCTGCTCGTCTATCGAACTCGACGACACGACGGCACGGTCGATCAGGAATTGCCGTTGGATCGTACGCTTGCGTCGCTTCCTAAGCGGAGGGCTTAGCCCATGACCAAACGGTATGTCCAATTAGCCGAGGACTTCGGGCCTCTCCTAGAGGGCGCGATCCTCGCGGTTAAGTTCGTGGCTGATGACGGGGTCCACTGTTATCTCTCCTATGGCGAAGAGATCGTCGTCCCCGTGGACAAACTCACGGAGGCCTCGCGATGCCGGCTCTAGTCAACATCGGGCTCGCCTCACGGCACGGCTCGATCCGCCCCGATCACGCCCGAGCCGTCCTCCGCGCAATCGGCGGGGCTCAGCTAATCGCCAGCCGCGTCTTCCTGTCGGACACCGAGCCGACGCTCGTTGCGGAGCTTACGCGGCCGCTCAACGCCTTTCCGGCCTACGAGGTCGCCCGCGCTCTAGATCAGGACGCAATCGCCCAATGGGATGGGCGCGATGGGCAGCTTTATGGGCCTAACTCGGATGCGTGGGGACAGTTCGACCCCGCACAGTTCGTGACACTCGAAGGAGGACGTTTGCATGTTTGACGAGACACTCGCGAGCCGCGTTGCTCGCCTTCAGGAGGCCGCTTTGGTCGCCAATGAAGCCGCCAAGCAAGCCGCTGCCGGCCACTCGCTCACCACGCCCGCCCGTAACGAAGAGGCGAAGAGGCTTCAGGAAGCCCTCGACGCTGTCGCCTACGACCTCAATCAAGTCGGCTTCTAGCGAGCCGGGAGGGGACCTATGGAACAGCGTTTGGTTTACCGGGTCGAGACGCCGCGCGGAGACGGCGCGTTCTCCTGTGGCGTTCCGTTCCGGGGGCGCCACTCTAGTGACGACTACCGCGCACCCTGGGAAGAGCCTCGGTTCGTTCGCCGATGGGATCGTGGGGACTTAAACGAATGGGTGTGCGGGTTTCCAGATTTGGAGGAAGCTCGTCGCTGGTTCACTCCGGAAGAGGTGGAGCGGCTGGCTGATGCCGGCGCTGAACTTACCTCTTGGCGCGTTCCTCGCCGTAAGGTCGCCTACGGTCGCGACCAAGTCATGTTCGACCGGGATTGTGCAGATTGTGAAGCCCGGCTTCCTGTTACCTCGCTCTATCATTTGGCACGCTAAGGAGCCCAACATGATCCCCTACGAAACCCTTCTGGACGCCGCACGGCGCCACTTCGAGCGCGTCGCAGACGCCCCGAACTTCACCCATGAAGCCCGCCACAAGGCGCTTGAGCTAGCGCGTGAAGCCGCCGCAGAACTGGACGCCTACAACCGCGGCGAGCCCGTCCGGGAACTGATTGAACTCTTCTGGGCCGGAAGGTCAGGAGCCGCGTGGGACGCCGAGCCGGAGCCTCTTCGCCCGGCAGCCTAACGCAACAGCGCGGGTATTTCCCCTCCCCGCGCCCGTCGCTGGCCGACCGGCGGCACCCGAAAGTCGGCCAACCCCATTCCACAAGGAGGATCGCATGGCACGGTTCCTGATAACCGAAACTGTCGAGTATCTGATCGACGATCCTGAGATTGAGACCGAGGATGAGGCCGAGAGCGTCTTCCTCAACAGCGAGAACCCTGACGACTACTTCGTCGCCGTCACCGACCGAACGGTGGAAGACGCCGATGCCTAATCTCCGCACCTTCATCCTCGAACCCGACGAGACGCCCCTCGACGTCATCGTCGTCAATCAAGGGACCCTCTGGACCTTCACGCCGACCACTACGGCCGGCGAGGACTGGATGGACGACCACATCCCGCACGCTCAGCGGCTCGGCAAAACCCGCGCCGTTGAATGGCGCTACGGCGAGGGCATCGCTCTCGCCATGCAGGAAGACGGGGTGCGGATATGACGTTCGCTCCCGGCTCTCTCGCTCTCGTGCGCGGCTCGTTCGAGCAAGTCGAGATTGTTGCCTCGTCGTCTGACACCGTCCTCGTCAAGCGAGGCTCCGGCCAAACCACGTTCCGGCCTGATCAACTCGAACCCTACTGCCCCGATAGCTGCCCCATCAACTGACAGGAGGTGCGCCGTGCATCCCAAGATCAGCGTGCCGGACAAGGCGCGCGACGAAGCCGTGTGTCGGATCGCCCGAGCCATCGAGCGCACGATGCGGGACCTTACGGACGCCTGTCCGTGGCCTCAACGTGGGGCCTGTCCGCTCGATCCGCTCGACGCCAGGCGGCTCACCAGCATGGCTCTTTGGAAGATCGTTCAAGGGGGCTGCAATGTATGACGTCGCCATCATCGGCGGCGGCCCGGCTGGCCTCGCTGCGGCCATCAACGCGGCCGCTGAAGGCCTCAAGACGGTCGTCCTCTGCGAGAGCGTCGGCGGACAGGCGGGCACGTCCAGCCTGATTGAGAACCTGTTGGGCTTCCCCACAGGCGTCTCCGGTCCCGATCTGACCGACCGCGCGAAGGCCCAAGCGCTCCGCCTCGGGGCGGAGTTCAAGGAGTGCGCCTGTTCTCTCCTCGAAGAGGCGGGCGGGCTCTACCGCATCCGGACGAAACACGGCGAGACCCTAGTTGCCAAGTCGGTCGTGATCGCCAGCGGCGCCCACTATCGGCGCCTTGACCCGTCCACCCGCGCGCCGGAGTTGGAGGGCAAGGGCGTCCACTATTCCGCCACGCCGCAGGAGGTCGCCGACCACTGCAAGTGCAAGGAGGTCGTCGTCATCGGCGGCGCCAACAGCGCGGGTCAGGCGGCGATGTATCTCTCGCAGCACGCCAAGCGGGTCCATCTGGTCGTCCGTAAGCCGACCATCAAGGACACCATGAGCGCCTATCTGCTCGAACGCATCTACGAGCAGCCAAACATCCTGCTCCACTTCGAGGCCGAGGTGGAGACTATCCACGGCGACGAGTGGGTCGGTGGCGTCACGCTCCGCGACACCCGCAACGGGCAGAGCTTCGAGCTCCCCAACGTGACCGACGTGTACGTGATGATCGGCGCGCTACCCAATGCCCCGTTCCTTTCGACCGTCTGCTCGGTCGACGGCCACGGCTTCGTCAAGACCGACGACTTCTACCAGACCGAACGGCCCGGCCTCTTCGCGGTCGGCGACATCCGCTCTGGCTCGGTCAAGCGCGTCGCCAACGCGGTCGGCGAGGGCTCGAGCGTCATCAAGTGGGTGTGGCGGTTCCTGTTCCCGCCGGCGTCCCAGGAGGCGGCAGCATGAAGGCCGCGCACCACCCCGCCTTCACCCAAGGCTACCACGATGCAACACGCGGACACACCGCGTGCCCCTACGGTGCCGACCTCTGCGAGGAGTGGCGCAAGGGCTACGACTTCGCCGACGAGAACGGGGAGGCTGAGCTTCCCCGGTTCGGCAAGCTGAGGAGAACGAAGCGATGAATGATCCCAAGCGCCGCATAGAAGCCGAGCGGGCCGCTGACGTGCCCGGCGGGGCCGACGTCTGCGAGCCCTTCAGGTGCCGCTGTCCGACATGCGGAACCGCCGAGCTTCTCCTCCGAACCAAGCTCTTGGCCCGCGGCTACCCCAAGGAGGACCGCGCTCGCGTGTCCATCCAGGCCAGCGCATGCGGCGACGGCTCCTACCCCTTCCTCGCCTCCGTGCGGGTCGACGGGCGGGAAATCTACCGGATCATGCGCGCCCCCGACGAGGTCTTCGCGGAGGACGTGATCGACGACATCACCAAAGCACTGAGGAGGCCGATGTGAGAGTTATTGCGCTCCAGCGCTGCGCCGGCAAAGCCCGCGCCTGTGTCGAGACCGCCGGCGACCACGCTCACCTGGCGTACCTCGTGGCGGCCGTCGTCGCCGAAGGCAGCATGGCGCTCCGCATCACGTCGGGCGGCTGCCTTGTCTTCTGCATCGCAGCCAAGGCCCTTCGGGACCGGGAGGGATAAACTGATGCTTCTCACTATGTTCTGGGTCGGGCTCTTCTTCGTGATGATCCTGGCCGCGCTCACTCGCCGCCCCGGCGGCAGCAATCCAGGTTAGGGAGGGGTCCATGCATTTCTTCGTTGAAGTTCCGGTTTACCTGAAGCTCGCCGTCGATGCCTCGGATGCGGACACCGCGACGGCCGCGGCGGAGTCCTTCGTCGCTGCGGCGCAGCAGAACCCATCCACGGGGCGGATCGCCGTGAACGGGACCACGATCCTGAGCGCAGGCGTTGTGCCGCTCGACCCGGAGGAAGAGGACCGGAAGCCAGACGTTTACGTGTGCCGTGGCGGCAAGCTCGCCCAGGTTAACCCCGAGGGTTGGCTCGAGCCGCTCGACGAGGACTGCTAGGGAGTTTCCTTACGCTCGGCAGGAAAATTCCTCTTGCATTGAGCCACGGATGTTCCTATTCCGTTCTCATGCAATGGCGAGTTGTTCACCGGAGGTTTTGGTTTCTGTGTTGCGTAAGCCACAGAAAGTCCACGGGGTTCATGAATTGGTTACTGTCTTTAGTTAAGGGATTGAGGCGGACACGGGAACGTGCCAGCCTTGACAATGTGCCGGATCAACACACATTAGGTAGTAGGGCGGGGTGGTGCCAAATGGGACATACGTTAACAAGCAACATTGACGTTAATCGGGAGGAAACTAATGCGGGCAACGCGACTGCTCGGCACGGGAACCGAAAGAAACAAGGGGACGACGATCTTGCAAGCGAAGGGCGGCATATCGCCGCAGCTCTGGAAGCGCGTCGCAGAGTTGGCCGGCTCGTCGGCCTTTCTGTTGTACCTGTCCGACGTGGGGTCGGATCGCCTGACCCTGACTCAGGCGGCCTTCTTCATGCTGGCGGCGACGGCGGACGCGGCGGGCAAGCCGGCGACCCGGTCGGCGCTCTTGCAGGCCTACCCGGACCAGTTCCGGGGGTCGATCCGGAACAGCTATCGGCAGCTCTTGGAGCCGTCGAGGCTCTACCCGAAGGCTCTGGGGTGGTTGTCCACTGAGGCCAACCCGAACGACGACCGCGAGCAGCTCCTTCGGGTCTCGGAGGAGGGCAAGTCGGTCCTCGCCGGGGCCTTGCTGGCGCTTGAGCCGATGCTTGAGAAGGCAGCCAAGACGAAGGTGAATTGAAGGAGGCGCGGATGCGCTATCGACAAAAGCCCAACGGCATGTGGGTCATCGACTACGATGATAACGGTACGCGCAAGCGTATCTCCACAGGCATCAAGACGGCGCCGCAGAAGGCCCCGCCGGCGGACGTGAAGGCAGCCGGGCGCGAGATCGTGCTCGGCATCCGCACGCCCCAGGCGGTGGCCCCTTCGGAGGCCGGACAGGCACGCAAACGAGACGGGCGGTTCACCGTGTCGGGCCTCCTCGACAAGTGCGAGAAGACTGTCTGGCACCCGGACAACGTCCGCTCGCAGCGCACGATCCGGTCGAACGTCCGCATCCTGCGGGACATGGTCGGCGAGGAAGCCGTCGAGGACATGACCTTCACGCGCCTGGAGCAGCTCGTCGGCGACATGAAGGCCCGCGGCTATCAGCCGGCGACCGTCAAGCGGAAGCTGGCGATGCTCGCCAAGGCGCTCAAGATGGCGACCATGTGGACGGACGAGAAGGGCCAGCCCCTCCTCCGGTACAAGCCCCCGCTCCCCAAGATCGTGGTCAACAATCTCAAGGATCGGACGATCACGCCACTCGAAGAGGACGCGATCTTCGCCGCGGTCGAGAAGCGGCGCCAGCTCGAGCCGAACCGACAGTGGTTCCGCTTCAAGGCGTTCCTCATCTTCGTCTTCGCCACCGGCGGCCGCCTCAGCGAGGTGCTCCAGCTTGGGCCGAAGAATGTAACGCAGCTCAGCGGGACGACCTACGTCACCTTCCCCCGCTACCGCACGAAGAGCGGGAAGCCGCGCACGTTGCCGCTCACGGACACCGCGATTGCCGCGCTGTCTGGGCTCATGGACCATCTGGTCCTCGACCGGGAGACGCAGGAGTGGCGCTACTTCGGCCTGACCTCGACCACCGCGGATGTCATGTTCCGCCAGGTGCGGGAAGACATTGAGCGTGAGACAGGCATGGACCTGACCGGCGTGTCCATCCATACGATCCGCCACACGGTCCTCACGCGCCTCGCTCGGGGCGGCATGGGTCTCGCTCAGCTCCAAATGTGGGCCGGGCACTCGGACCCCAAGATCACGGCCGAGCGGTATCTCCACCTGATGCCTTCCGACCTGGTCGGCGGGCTGTCCATCCTTTCTGGCACACGTGGCACAGAAGATGCCGACCAGGCACAGGATCGCACTAGGCATGAAACCGTGCCTAACTCATTACCCGGTGCTAATCGTGCCACTCCTGGCACAGCGCGGCTCCAATGAGTGGCCGAAAACTAATACTTCCGTGGCCGTTTTTGTGCGCCAAGATTGGCGGATAACCAAGGAATTTAAGCGCTTTTTCGAGGGGTGCCACGCGCACCCGATGCCGGCGGACCCGCTCGGCACACTTTGGCACGATTGAGGAGAACTAGTTTGGCACGGTTCGGATTAACTTATGCTCAGCAGCGTCGAAGGCGCGAAGCCACGCAGGCTGCGGAGAGAGCGAGGCGCCAAGCTGCGCGGACTCCCTTCGCCCTCTTTCCGGTTAAGATGGACAATGGCGAGTGGGTCTGGCTCGAACGCTACCACGAGCAACAAGTCTGGATTGACTGCAGGGTCTGCTGGAGCACTGACGGCTGGTGGACCACTTATCGCCATGCGCTAAGCCAATAGGCACGCTTCCGAGCTATTATCCAACACCCTTCCGGGGAGCACGGAGTGCTCTCTTCCTTAAGGAGAACCTGATGACCAACGAGCAGATACAAGAAGCTGCCAAGTTGATCCGAGAGGTTGAGCAATTAGAGCGCCTCAGCTTTGGCAAGAAAGATGAGCTGGTATTGGCTCGTCGTCGGGAAGTGCCCCGCCTGAGGGTCCTCTATCCAGGGGCTGAGCTAGATGAAGTGACAGACGTTCCACTCAGTCTTGGCAAGGAACTTCTTGATGGGATCATTGCCCGCAAGAAGGCCCGGCTCAACGATCTTCGCGCGGGTTGCTGATGGACCTCTCACGTACCGACATCCGTCGCCAACTCGACCTCGAGGACGAGTCCCGCTCGCTCGGTGAGGCACGCTATCAGCGGTCCCGTCCGATGCCCTGGCGCGACAGCGCGGCCGCCGGGGTGGAGGAGGAAGCGAACCTCCCGCCTGGCCAGACGCTCCTCCGCCAAGCCGTCGAGCCGACTGCCGCGGCCATCCGTGAGTTCGTCGAGAAGGCAAACGCCGGGGGCGCCGGGCGCCGTCACTCGGCGGTCAAGTGGCTCGAGCTCGCCAGCCCCGAGGAGGTCGCGTACCTGACCGCCCGCACGGTCCTCAACTACAGCGCCTTCCAAGCGACACTCCAAGCCGCAGCGCTCAACGCAGCGCAAGCCATCATCGACCACGTCGACATGGTCACGTTCGCCGGCAAGCACCCAACCCGTTACTATGGGCTGGTCAAGAAGAGCCGCTTCTCGCGGGGCACTGCCCGGCGGGTCGAGATAGTCCGCAAGATGCTGGAGACCGACGAGTCCCGCACGGCGATCAGCCGCAAGGAGAAGCTCCACCTCGGCATGGCGGCCATCGAGTTGTTGATCGACGCCACCGGGCTCTTCACGCTCGAGCAGCGGGGCCGCATGGGGACCTACACCGTGCGCCCCACGGAGGCCCTGCGGAAGTGGCTGACGGAGCAACATGCGCGCTCCGCTCTGATGCAGCCGATGTCCCTGCCGATGGTCGTCAGACCCCGCAGATGGCGCAGCTTGAAGACCGGCGGCTACCTCCGCCCGACGTATCGCCGCGGGCTCGTCCGCGCCGGCACGGGCATGGGCGGCGCCCTCTCGGCGCTCGCTGAGGCCGACCTGTCACTCGTCTACGAGGCCGTCAACCACATCCAAGAGACGCCTTGGCGGATCAACCGCCGGGTCCTCGACGTGATGCGTGAGGTCTGGGACGGCGGGGGCAACCTGGGCGGACTCCCCCCTCGGGACGACTACCCTCTCCCACCCAAGCCGGACGACATGGACGCCGACGAGGAGGCCAAGAAGGCCTGGAAGCGCGCCGCGACGGAGGTCTACGACGCCAACGCGAAGCTCTTTCAGGAGCGGCTTGAGGTCAACCAGCGCCTCTGGGTGGCCGAGAAGTTCGCCGATGAGGCGGCCATCTGGTTCCCCCACGCGCTCGACTTCCGCGGCCGTGCCTACCCCATCCCCGCCACGGGTCCCCACCCGCAAGCCGAGGATGCCGGCAAGGCGCTTCTCGAGTTCGCCCACGGGCTGCCCCTCGGGAAAGCGGGTGCTCACTGGCTGGCGGTCCACATCGCCAACCTGTTCGGGGTCGACAAGGTCTCCTTCCACGACCGGGTGAAGTGGACCTACGACCACGCCGCGCAGATCATCGACAGCGCCGTCGACCCGCTCGACGGGGGCCGCTTCTGGGCCACGGCGGACAGCCCGTGGATGGCGCTCGCCGCCATCTTCGACTTCGCTGGCTACCTCCAACAAGGAGAGACCTATGTCTCGCACCTCCCCATCCCCCTCGACGGAAGCAACTCTGGACTCCAGCATTTTTCTGCTCTCCTGCGGGACCCCGCGGGCGCGGCAGCGGTCAATCTGGTTCCATCCAGTGCCGGAGTCGACGGTCCCTCCGACGTCTACGCCGAAGTGGCGCGCATCGCTCAAGCTCGTGTTGATCGGGACAGCGATCCTCGTGCAGCTCTATGGCGTGGTGGTCTGGTTACTCGAAAGGTCGCCAAGCGTCCTACCATGACCTACGTCTACTCGGCGACCCGCTACGGGGTCCAGGACATGATCCTCCAGACCCTCAAGGAGCTGGACGCTGAGGGCGAGCCGTACTTGGGCGGCGCTGACAACTACGAGGCCGCCAACTACCTCAGCTACATCATGTTCGAGGCCATCGCGGAGGTCGTCTCCGCGGCGACGCGGGCGATGGAGTGGCTCCGGTCGGTGGCGCGGGTCGCCAGCAATGCCGGCGCGTCGCTGACCTGGACGGCGCCTGACGGTTTCGTCATCAATCAGGCCTACCGGCTCCCGTCCGGGACCAGGGTCGAGGTCCACTGGCGCGGAGCGAAGCTCTCGCTCACGCTGATGGGCGACAGCCCCGACCTGTCCGCCCGCTCGCAAGCCAACGGGATCGCCCCGAACTTCATCCACTCGCTCGACGCGGCACACCTCCGCGCCCTCGCGCGGGCGGCGAAGAGGGAGGGGATCGACTACCTGGCCGTCGTCCATGACAGCTTCGCGACCCACGCGGCGCGCACGGATGACCTCGCGCGGCTCCTTCGGGAGACCTTCGTCGAGCAGTACGAGCCCGACCTACTTGCCCGCTTCCGCGACGAGATCGCGGCCACGCTCCCGCCCGCCTGGGTGGACGCGCTGCCGCCCCCACCGACGGCCGGCGAGCTTGACCTCGAAGACGTGCGCTATGCGCCGTACCTCTTCGCCTGATAGGCACGCTTCCGAGCCTTTAACCCGCACCCCTTTGGGCCTGAAAGCTCCGGCCCCACATCAAGGAAAATGCCAGTGCCCGACAACTTCCTGTCTTATCTCGATACCCTAGTTGAAGAGGCGATGAGCGATGTCCACTCAGCTCTCGACGACCTGGGTGATTACAAAATTGCAATGGCTCGAGCCGGACGCCTGGCGCTGGTTCTCCAGATACGCACGGAGGCTGGTGAATATGAGCCGGCCTGAACATCCTGCATGGCGGTCCCCGCTTCACACGATCCGGGACCGCATCAGTTTCGCCGCTGCGGCCGCGCCGCTCCGGCAACCCTCGTTCGCCATCGTGGACCAGCTTCAGTTCCATGACCCGGCCATTCAGCTCGACGCGCTGTTCCTGACGGCGGTCGCGATGGCGTCGGTCGTGGGGCTCGATCCGCACGAAATGGTGGCGCGAGCCCGGCGCATCCTGCCTGAGGCCGAGGGTCCTTTTACGGAGCAGCTTCAGGCTGCCCGAGATTACGCTAAGGGAGAGTTGCGTTGATGCCGTACCCCGTCTTCGCGACAATCCGCGGCGAAGTCTACGCGGCTCGCCTCTTTGGCTTTATCGGCGACGACGCCCTCGTTCAGCTCGAGCTCGGCGGCCGACTCCAGGCCGTCCCCTTCTACAACGTCGTCCCCAAGGCCAAACCATGAACGCCCAACAGGCACGCATCCGAGCCCTTCTCGAGTCCGCTGCGGAAACCGCAACGTCCGCCCGAGAAGTGGACCTCGTCACCCAAACCGACCTCGCGGCGGAAGGCTACGACCTTCGCGCCCTCAACCGCGACCTCGCTCGCATCCACGGAGAATAATGAAGAAACGCTCTGAATATCCGTCAATCATCACCCCCCGCGGCACCGTTGCGTGGGCGCAGCTCAACGAGCCGGACTTCGAATATAAGAAGGAGGGCGAGTTCCACGTCCGCATCCGGCCCGACACGAGCGACCCGGCCTATGACAAGCTGGTCGCGAAGGCGACCGAGGTCCGCGACGAGTTCTACGACGAGACCGTCGCCAAGCTGACCACTGAGAAGAAGGGCGCACTGCTCAAGAAGCTCAACAAGGTCGAGGTCGTGAAGCCGGAGATCGACCGGGAGACCGGCGAAGAGACCGGAGAGATGCTCCTCCGCGCCGGCATGAAGCACAACATCGAGATCAAGCATGGGCCGAAGGCCGGGAAGACCTTCACCAAGGTCCCCGACTTCTTCAACGCCCAGGGCGTCCGCCTCAAGCGCCCGCCGAAGATCGGCAGCGGTTCCGAGCTGAAGCTCAGCGTCCGCCTCGTGCCCTACCTGGCACCGAACGACGGCTCGGTCGGCATCAGCTATCAGCTCGAGGGCGTCCAGCTTCTCAAGCTCGTCACCGGCGGCCAGCGGTCAGCCAGTGAACACGGCTTCGGCGCCGAGGAAGGAGACGACATCCAGGACGACAACGGCGGCTTCGCTGACGAGGGCGCCGGCTTCGATGGCGGTGAAGGCACCGACCGCGACTTCTAATGGAGCGCAAGATATTCCTGGCCCTGGCTCCCAGAGCTACGGCCAGGACTCGCTGCGGCTGCCGGGGTCGGTTCCCTAACGTCTACAACGAGCCGGCCTACAAGGAGTGGAAGGACGAGGCCATCGCGCAAATCCGCGCGCTGGACCCGCCGTTCCCGCTGGACGCCCCTTTCGAGGGCGACGTCTGGGTGGCCGTCGAGGTCATCGTCCGGCGCCCCGCTACGACCAAGAAGGCCAGGCCCTCCGGAGACGTCGACAACTTCCTTAAGGGAGTGTTCGACGCTCTAACGCAGGCCGGCGGATATTGGCGCGACGATAATCAAATCGTCGAAGGGGTTTACCTGAAAAGGTGGGCCGCTGAGGGCGAGCCCGAGGGTTACAAAGTCACGGTTCGTTTTCGTGAGTAGCCCTTCTCCAGGTGCTCTAGCTCAGCGTCGGT